CCAGTTGTAGAAGCATTTATGCCTATTGATATTTGTCCTGCTGATGCTGTATTATCGGTTGCTCCATCACCAATTAATATACTTTGTATGTGATTAGCTGTAAGTCCATCACCAATAATTACGGTTTGAGGAGTATTTGGTGTTGAACTACGACCTAAAGCCCAACTACCATCATCATTAATTTTAAAAATATCTGTTCCTACTAAATTCTGAACCAATAATGATGTTGTTCCTGATGTTGTACCACCTCCTGTTATTTTAACTCCGTTTGTTCCTATGGCAGCAGCTACATCTAATCTTGCTGTTGGTGTAACACCTATCCCAAAATTTCCTCCTGTAAAATTTATGTTGTCAGTTATTGTAGCTACTGTCGTAGTTGGTATTGTTCCACTTCCACTATAAATACCATTACTTATCTTTGATGCTACATAGGTTACTACTGCTTTTTCCGTTGGAACAGATAAATCACTATTACCTGCCATTGTTCCATCAATAGAAAACTCATTAATATATGCTCCAATAGATAAGCCTACTGTTGCATCATCCAATACCTCTAATGTTTTTGTAGATATTGAATTATGAATCAATAATGATTTTGTTGATGATGTTGAACCACTACCATATATATGAAGTTGTGCTAATGGAAAACTATGCCCGATTGCAACATTACCACCTATTATTTCGGTTTGGTTTATTGATTGGATTTGAATTTTATCAGAAGAAACTAATCTAACTAAATTAGTTGCTACTAATGTTACCTGATTATTATTGTTGAACTCTATTTTATTCCCCAATCCATCTATTACAGTATCACCACTTAATGAACCACTTCCTTGATAAATACCATTTCCATCTGCAAATGATATTTCTTCAACTAATCCACTTATTATGTCAGCAGAAACAGTTGTTGATATGTGTGCTTTTTTAACTCGATACATTACTCGATTCTCTAAGAATAACATCCCTGTTAAATATGTAGTTCCTGTTAACCAATCTGTAATAACCTTATCTTTGTTTTCTACCCTATCAATACTAATAGGTGTTAATGGTGTGCTACCTGCAACATGAAGTGCAGGAACATAAATGTATGCTAATTTAAAACCTAATACCCTTCCATTTGATGATATTGGAATTTCAGGCAAATTTGTTGTAGGGTCTGCTATTGGTGTTCCCTCTGTTACTACTACCGCATTATTATCATCTATCCATAATAAATCAATTCTCGGCAAAGTAGCGTGTCCATCTGAAATAGTTACTTCATCTGCTGTTGTAGGATGCGAAATAAACCTACTATTAAATCTAAATGTAAAATTATTAACATTAAAATTTACAGCATCACTACCATTTACAATAGGATTGGTGAAAGGAAAATACGGATTTTTGAATGATTCCTTCGGGCATACCAATCTCTACAATTGTGTTTCCCTCTCTCGAAAATATCAAGCCATCAGGCAAATTATAAAAGAACTCACCCTCATAAATATCTGTGTCAATCCAACTTCCGTCAGTATGGTCATTACTTGCAGGAATTGTTGGTCTTTCTCCCGATATTGTTGAACGTTTTTCAACTCTACGTCTATTTTCTATTACTAATGCCATTATTGTTTCTTTTATATTCTTATTATAACTCTATAAAACAGTATCCTTTCCACCTGTATATTGTATTGGGTCTGCTTGCATTTTAGAATCCTTACCTCCTTGTTCCGTTGTCGGATTAGTTTGTAATACTTCATTTTGACCTCCATTCTGCATAATAATTGGAGCACCAACACCAAATATGACAAATATTTTTAGATTCTGACCAAAAACCATTCGTCCCCCACCATTAGGTAATAAATTTTCCTCTGTTTCTGTTACTTGTGCCATCTTATATACTTGCTAATACTGTTTGCTGATATGCAAAATCAATTTGGTTTGGATAATAAGCAGGACTTAATACCCCTCCCGAATCACTTATTAAATTTCCATCCTTATCAAGTAATAAAAATCCTCTTATTCTTGGAAGTGTTAAATCCAATGGTTGAATATCTTGATTAGGATAAAAGAAACCATCAAATATTCTTTCAACTCCTCTTGTTTGCTTTGCTGCTATCAATAAATCTTCCCATTCAATTACATTACCAAATGTCCAAAATCTCCAATCAACAATTTTCTGCATCGCAATAGCCATCTCTTTCCTAACTGTATCAGCATTTGCAGTAGATTCTAATTCTACTCTTAAAGATATATCTATTGGAGTATATGTTATGTTTATAACATCAATACCTGATGCTTGGTCTGTAAATGATAAGTAGTTAAAAGCCTCTTGTTTTAATTGTTAACAATTCATTAGATGTTAAATCTGTTCCGTTTACAGTTGCTACAATTAAAACTAATTCTCCCTGTAAGTTAAAACCACCCTTGTAAATTCTAAGCACATTATTATTTATTTTCATCATTGCTTGTTCATAGCTTGATAAAGTAGCTGTCGCTAACAGATTTACTCCTTCCTCAATCCTTCTCCTAAACAAATCATCTGTTTCATTATCCCTTCCATTTTGTGCTTTGTATTCATTTAATACCGATTCATGTCCAACAGGTGCAGTTGGCAATACTTCCGAAATAGTTAATGGGTCAACGTTTGATGAATCCCCCGAAGTAGTAGCAACAACCTTTGCATAAGTAAATCCTGCCGAACCAATTACAGCATCTTGTAGTAAATTAAATGTAACACCTTGCTTTCCTGTAAATGAATGAGTTCCTGCTATATAAGTTGTTCCAATATCACCTGACAATCTTAAAAATGTCGTTGCTGCTAATTGACTAAATCTATTAGATATACCACTTCTCTGTGCTATGTCATCTAAAAATGAACCAAATGCTGCTTCGGGAAATATATTACTTTCAATTACGGCTATATCTTTTAATACCTTTTGGCTAACCTTTCCTACACCAAATCCAACAGCATTCAATACTGAACCTGCTGCTACCTTTGTTACGTTGTTTGTTGTTGCTAAAAACAATTCAAGAAACATATCCTTCAATTGCTCTGTTGATGACGGTTTTGTTATCATTATTTCTTTTTTTATTTCAATTCTAAATTACTGTTTATAATCAAATCATTAAATGACCGTACTTCATAATTAATATTTAAAGTACTTCCTTCTTGGTCAACTTCTAATATCTGAAAATTAACCAATGTATCATCTGTCGAAAATGTTTGTTTCATCTCTTTTGAAATGAAAGGTATAGATATTAATCCTAAATTACTTCCTATTGCTAAGTCAGGAGAAACACCCATTGCTAAAAATTCGGGTATATCACCTTTCTGTAATTTTGCTAAAACATTAATTGATTGTTTTATAGTGTCTTTTGGAGATAATACAACAAGGTCATCATTCTCAAAATAAAATTCTTTGTCAATGTCTTTTCCATATACATTTTCTCCCTGTAAATTATCAACAACTGATTCTATTTGAATATTTGATAATCTTATCCTCCCAAGTTTTAAATAAGTACCTCCCTTCTCGGCTAAATAATCTGTCTCTAATACGTGATTCTTCACATAAATATCAACCCAATCATTCTGTGGATTACCCCTATCTTTTGCTGCAACACTTTCAGGTGTGTCAAAATCAGTAGTCAAATAATTAACCGCCATACTTCTTTCATTTGACGATTCATATTTCACAACTTTTAAAAATTTATCAATCCTACTTATAACCTTAATCCTATGATTAATTTCATCTATAAATGAAACTAAATTCCAATAGTCCATCCTATCAAAATTAACCTTAACACTCAAAAAATAATCCTCAACAATTGAAGATTGTTTTTTCAGCCTTATGAACTCATTGATGGAATTTTTATCCAATTTGTCAACCTTACCATTAAAATAGTTTAATATCTTGACATAATCATTCTCAATGAATGTAGCAAAGTCATCTATGTATCCATTAAAATCAAACCTTGTCAATCGCTCAAATGTCTCTATTGTATCGTCTGCTAATATTAATGCCATTTTATCTACTCCTTATGTCTGATACTACGTTTCCTATCTTATTATTTATTACATTCATTGATGCTGCCAATAAAGCACCACTTGCTATCCCTAAAACACTTGTCCCTTCCGCAGGTGCAATTGCTGTCATTTGCATTGCATAATCCCATATCATATTCTTTTCTATGGATTGAGATACATTTAATGAATTAAATTTAACCACAAATGCTTGGTTAAATGATAGATTATAAAAATTCACTATATATGGTTTTCCGTCTGTTCCATCTGTCGTTGCTTTCTCAAATATCCTTTCAAGATTTTTTAATGTACCATAACCCGATTTAACACTTGGGAAAAAAGTACTTCCTGCCAAAGCTTTTAATTTACCACCAAGATTGTCTTTAACTTCATCAGTTCTTTTATTTCCAATAAGTAATCTCATCTTTTTACCAAACGAACCTTGCAGACTTATATTTATTGGCTCAAAACTATTATTTGTATATGATACAATTCCTGCAAAACTTTTCTTTATAGTTGTTGCTTTTACTTTTCCTATATCAATTCTATCAGGCATCACAGGAAATATAAGCCTATCAGTTACTTTATAATTAGCACCACTATCTAATAACTCAAAAGAGATTAAATAATACTCAAATTCGTTTGGAAATAATGTGTGTGCTAATAACTTACCAACATCAGTAGTTCCTCTTATTGTATTTATCTTATTTAATGCTCCTCCTAATCCCATACTATTATTTTAACTCATTGTTATTTTAAGGTGCTAATTGTGCTACACAAAAAGCATTTAATTCTGCTAATGCTTGTGCCTTTGCTGCTTCTGCTGCTGCATCGGCTGCATCGGCTGCTGCATCGGCTGCTATTTTACTTGCTTTTGTTGTTGCAATAGCAGGGTCGGCTGTTGGTGGTGTTACTGCAACTGATGTTTCAAGAACATCCTGTGCATCCTTATATGTTTGTACTGCTGTTTCTTTAATTGTTTTTGCCGTTTCTGCTGCTATTACTAAGGCATAAGCAGCCGTCATTGTATTATCCAATGTAGGATTTAAACCTTTTACTATTGCAGGAACTTTGAAAATCCAAGTCTCTGTAATTTCCTTTACACTCATATTTTCGTGAAAGGTTACTCCAAATGATTCTCTACACGCTCCCATTATTCACTTGTATTAGATTTGTTAGAAATTCCGATTTCATTAACATCTTGTATTTTTTGTGATGAATCGCTTATTGCATATAGTAGTCTTTTACCACCACCTAAATAAATTTTTCCTTCTGTTATGATATTTACACCTGCATCATCTACATCAATTGACGTTCCTAATCCTTTTATAGTTACAGCACCACTACTACCTGAATCTATCGTTATTTGATTATTTAAAACATTAATTGATTGACCTGCATTATTTTTAATACTTACACTTTCAGTTCCTTCATCTCCTATGGTTATCCCCAAGGCATCTAAAAGAATAGATGTCCTTTCCATTACTAATTTTGAAAATTCCTCTCCTTCTAAGATATTTTCAACTATCATGTTTATTTGCTTGGCAGACAAGGCTTCAAATAATTGTTTACCCTCCAAGTGCATCTTATCAGCAACTAATTTTATTTCTCCTGTCTTATATTTATTTGAAGCATTTATTCTTATTTTACCACCATCTTCTAAATCACTATTAACCATTAAGTCAAGGATTCCATTTATTGCACTACCCTCTATTATATAATTTCCTGTACTTGATACCCTGTATAATTTTAATTGACCTTCCTCCTGCAAATCAATAGAAGTATTTCTTTTTGCAAGACATCCTATTACTAATGGAATACGACTGTTTCTAATTGATAAACAAACTACTTGACTTCCTAATTCTTTTGGTGTCTTTGGAAATTCTAATGCGTGAATGAAACCATCATTAATCCCCATAAAACTCTGAACAACAGGAACATTTTTTATAAATTCACCAAATGTTGTTTGAACACAAACGGTGTTAGTCCTTAATGCAACAGATATGTATTCAGCCCTATCAACATCGCTTGGAATGACTACATTACCTACAAATACCATTCTCCTTGAATTTTCTTCTTGCATTTCTTAAAATTTTGGCAAATGTTTAGATGCTTCAATTGCTATTTTCCCAAAAGTTGTTGATGGCGGAGAATCGGCACACCACATTAATCTCTGAATTAAGAAATAAAAGTTTTCCTCGTTTACCGTCCAACTTTTAATAACCCTTTTGGAATTATTAGGGTCTTCTTGTATATTATCAGAACCTACTTGACTTACATCAACATCAACAATATCCTCTTTAAAATCTATCACATTAAAATATCTATCTGAATGAGAAAGAACAATACCTCTCGAAACTGAAAGAATAGTAGTTCTATCAGTACCACCCCTTGCTACATTATATGAGTTTTGAACACTATCAACATAAAATAACTCATCCGTAGATTTAAGGTAAACCCTCATTCCTCTTTTAATTGTCCTTTTTCCACTTAATGTTATTGTTCCTTTTCTTGTAGCAAATAAATGAGCAGTTGTTTCAATTAACCATCTCATATCTGTTATGGCTTGTTTCAATCCATGTCCTGAATTAACTCCTGCTAACCCATAATCAATATAACTGCTTGATACTTCTAACGCTCTCGCTCCATATAAATCAGCATATTGAGGAAAGAAAACAGAAACATCATTAAATCCACTTTGGTCGCTTCCTCCTTGATACCATAAAGTTGATTTCAATTTATACCAACTATAAATATCGTCATCAGAAAAACTTAATGAATACGATTCTAATTCAGATTCGTCTATATGTTGAATACCCACAGGGTCTAAAAATGCAGCTTTTGCAAATGGTGGTTTCCTCGCTATCCAATAATATTTATCACCATAAGTATCACAAAAAAATTCAATAAAAGGCGGTTGACATACTTTTTGAATAAAACTCATAAGATTTCCCGAACTTGATGCAATGGTGCTATCGGTTATTTCAAGTGCTTCTATTTCAGGGTCAACAATCAATTTAATCAATTGCCAAANTCCTATTTCCAAAGGCTGTCCTGTTGAATCTTCTTCATGTGTTACAAATTGATAATCACTACCTAATTCAGGTGGTTTTTGTTCTTTAATGAAATCTTCCAATGTAATCTTAGCTGTTGATAGTTTCGTTTTAATAAATTCTAACCAAAATCTTACAGGCTTATTAATGTAAAGATTAATGTCTTGTATTGCTCCTGCAACTCTATATGATGTAAATAATCTTTTAAAAGAAATACTATTTTTTAATTTTGCTTGGTCATTCAAAAACCAAATGCTATTATAGTCTGTTGCTCCACCAACTGTATTATCTCCTGCTCCTGCAAAAAATATAGAACCATCTTTATGTAACATCTTTNAAAAATCAGTTCCTTTGATTGATATTGTTACATCTCCATTTTTTGAATTTTCATTTAAAGTTGTAGAATCAACCAACCCTAACATATCCAATGTATCACCATTTTTACTATTAGGGTCATCAGGGTCTTCGGGTTCTCCTTTTATTGCATCATAAAATGTAACTCCATTATTTGCAGACAAACTCCTGTCTCTTTTTGATTCTCCTGTTTCAGGATTCCTTTCAATCTCTAATTCCTCAAATTTAATTGCTATTAAATCATTCGCTTGTAATATGTGATGGAACGCATATATTTGTCTTTTAAATTCTCCATCAGCATTTTGTGTGGTATTATAGGCATCTTGATAATATTCAGAACCCTTATCCCTAAAATTAATCGTTCCTTTTCTTAATTGCCAAACATCATTAATACATTCAATAACTATCGGTGCTAATACTAATTGAAACCCTCCTCCAATCTTACCTACATTTGTTGAACAAGATATTACAAATGGTGTTAAATCAATTGCCTTTTGTGAAAATAATGAAGCCTCTGTTGTGTTTAATATTGAAGAACCTATCGCATTGGCTCTTTTAAATCCTGCTTCAACAGTCTTACCCATCCATGTAACATTAATATTCAAATTGTGTATATGAACAGCATCTTTATCACCTTCATTCCCTGCTCTTGCTGACCTTATATATCTGTCATCCTCAATTATCCGCTTAATGCTATCATCTAAAAATGAACTGAATTTGGTAAATGGTGCAATCGTTTCCTTCTCTCTGAAAAATGGTAATGTCTTATTTAATAGTTCTTTTGGAAACCATATAACCGTTCCTTCCTTTATTAACACATCATCATCATCCCTAATCCCTTGACTAAATTTAAAAGATACAAATTCATCAATTTCGGCTGTTCCATTTGCTATCTCACCATTTGGGTCATTAATAAGATGTATAATGTCTTTTATTTCTTTTGGATTGAATTTTTGAAGTATATTATATGCGTTGCTCTGTTCATTTCCATCATCATCCTTAAAAACTAAATTCAATATATCCTTACCATCAAAATCACCTAATCTAAATAATAAATCTTTCTCGGTTAGATGAAAACGCTCTTTCATGTAATCACGAATGTTTATAGGAAACTTCTTTAATATGACAAATTTTTGATAATCCATTTATTCAGTATCATCTTTAGGTTTTGGATTATCTGCATCAAAAGCTGATGCTAATTTAATTCCCTTTGATATATTTTTTGCCATAGTATCACCACCCATAAAATCAATCATTTTTATTATGCTCCCTGATACTGATTCAGTAATATTTGTACCTACTGTTTGTAGCTTATCAACAATCTTTGTATTTAATTTTTCTGTTTGTGAAGTACCTGTCCCTATTTTTAATTTTTTCAATATTTCCTCACTAAATCCTACTTTTTTTAAATTATCTGCCATATCTCCTGTCGAGAAATCAGTTTCATACATCTTATGTATTGCTGCTTTCCCCTCCTTATCCATTATATATGGTAAAAATTGTTTAAATCTTGTAGTAAATAATACATCTCTCATTCCTGTATCTGGTGTCTGACTTTTTATGTCATCAAGCATTGACTGAAACGTACTTCCTCCACCATGAAATAATCCTCTTTGCTGTATTGCCCTTGCTTTCATTAATCCAACTGCTCCACCACCAATTTCAGGATTTGCTTTCATTATTGATTGTAATGTCATAGCTGATTGAAATGCGTTTGCAGGATTCTGAATCGCTTGATTAATTCCCATCATTAATCCCTGACCTCTCGCTCCTGAAAATAATCCCGTTGTCTTATCTTCATCTAATTGTGCAAATTGTGCTCTTAATGCCATTGCTTGTTGAGCATCAGGACGAACCATTGATTGAGTTTGTGCTTGCATTAACGCTGTCATAGTCTTAATCTCTCTCGGTATTGCTAGAAAAATCTCTTTTGTCAACATCCCATAATTTAGACTTGGTTGCCAAAGTTAAGAATTGGCTCATCATATCACCTGTCTTACTTTGAAGACCGCTTCCCTGCATATCTGACCACCCTTGCAATGCTCCTTGACCAATACCCATACCTTTTTCAAACCGAAGAATCTGTGCTGTTTCTCCTGCCATTGCAGCCTTCCTTGTTCCTGCTCCCTTTGCAAGTTGTATTTGTCTTTCTGCTACTGATGCTCTATCCATTCCAAGATAAGAAACTGATGGAGTTCCTACTGTTGGACGATAACCAATAAGATGTTTATCTGCAATACCTTCTCTTAGTTCTTTAATTTTCTTATCAATTTTGTCCTTTTCATTTTTCATTCTTGTATCATTCTCAGCTTTATCTTCAAGTATAGGTTGTATTTTTCTTTTAAAATTTACTTTTCTATCCTTAGCTAATTTTTGACGATAAATTTCAGTTGAAAGCCTTTTTTTTATATCACTTCTTTCTTTAGAAATATCATAAATTTCTCCTGATTCTCTTTTTGCTAAATCTATTACTCTACTTTTATATCCTTCCCTACCGTATCCTTTTTTTGTGTAAGAAAATCTTTCTTTACCCGTAAGTGCCATTAATCCTTCTCTTGCTTTAGCAAGTTTTTCTCCCTGTGTAAATAGTGCTCCTGTTACACCTCCACCTATCATTCCAAGACCTTCTCCAACAAAAGGAAGCATACCAATACCTCCACCAACAACTGACGAAGCTAATGCTCCAATACCACTTCCCGACATAAAACCTGCAACTCCACCCATTACAGCACCTCCCATCGCCCTACCACGACCTCCTGCTGCTTTTGTATTATTTCCTTCTTGTCGCTGCTTATTTAACCTACTTGCTTCATCAATAGATTTACTATATTCCTTGAAATCTTGATTAGCCTCCCTTATGGATTTATTATATTCATCTTGTGCTTGCTTCTTTCTACGTATTCCTGTTGGGTCAGTAGAATCATAACCTCCTCTTTTTATTTTGTTCATTGCAGCCTCTCTTGCTATCGCTGCATTTTGTCTTGATGATTGTAACCTTTCTCTCGCTAATTCTTTCTCCTTCTCAATAAGAAAAGCTACTCTCTCGGCTTGTTTAGTGATTTTACTTGTGTATTGTTCTGCTGCCTTTGAATGTGCATCGAACATATCCTTTCCTACTTCCTTAATGCTTTCAAAGGCATCCATTGCTCCCGAAGCATCCCCTCCTATTTTTATGGTTCTATTTGTGCTCATCTTTAAATTTACTTAGGTCAAGATTTTCAAATTTTTCATCAATCTTTGATTCTGATAAATGAAGTTCTCCATCCTCTTTTGTTTTAAGGTTGTTCTCCCCCATATATTTATCAATACCTTTTGAGATGTTCTTTTCTTCCCTTATTAATTCAAACAATCTTGATTCTTCAAACCATTTTTGTTGGTCTATAAAAGATACCTCTAAATGCTCTTTACTACCATAGGGAATATTAAAGTGCTCCCTCCATAAAAAATCTATCGGATGAGTTACTGCTCGCCTAATTATTTCAAGCTGTATTTTCCGTGTCGCTTCTTCACTTAATGCCATATTATCTAAGCATTATCTTTACTCTTTCCACTTGAAGAATCTTTTATGTTATCATCATTTTTTTTCTTCTCCGTAGGTCTGTCTATCCTTTTTTCTATACTATTATAAAAATCAGAAAAGACATTGTAAGCCTCCAATAACTCTTGACCATCTTTCGATGCGTGGTTAAACTTTTTTAAAATTGCTTCTGATTTCTGAACATTATATATTTTAAGAAATTCAGTACCAATTAATACACTAAAATATGAAAGGGAATCAACGATGTCTAATGCACGATTCATTGAAACTGTATTACCAAATGCTAATAAAGCATAATTTCCATCTGCAAATCTTTGTTTGTTAGATTCTATCTGAATATATTCACCTATTGTAGGAAATTTTATTGTGAACTCTTTGCCCTTTAAAGTGATGACTACACTATCTTTTAATGCTTCCATTTTACAATTTTTTTTACGATTAAATTTACAATGCCTCCCCTTTGTAAGGGAAGGCTATATTTTTTGAATTATTTATACTGCGTAAGTAAGTGGTGTTGTAAATTCAAATGTTGAATCCCTACCACTAATTTGACCTTCGTTCAAATCAAACCCATCTGATGTAATATAAGCATCCTCAACAGTTGCAAATATCTCATCTACTGTGTTGATTATTCCATTAGCATCTCTACCTTCGGGTGGAAATGTAACCTTGTCAGCTACGGTTCTAATCAAATCAATCTTTAATCCTATCTCCTGTAAAGAAACAGTATTTAATAATTTATTAGATGTACCCGTTTTCTAAGAATCGCTTTTTGAAGCAAAGGGTGCTCTTTGAAATTTATTGTATAAAAAGAACAATTCAATGTGCCTGTAAATTCTAAGGCAGGTAATTCACTCGCATTCATCCTACCTATACCAATTACTCTACCCCTTCTATAAGTCTCACTTATACGGACATTTTTCATTTTACCTATTATATTACCATCTACTTTAATAATTGCAAATGGTGCGGTCATTACTGTATTTGCCATCTTTTTTTCTTTTTTTAATTATCCTAATTATCTTATCCTAAACTTGGGTCAATAATTGTCCCTGTATGGAATACTTTATTAATTGGTGTATTTGCTTGAAAGTCATAAGTAACATTCCAAACCGAACCTACTCTTACAGCTTTTATGTTTCCAAAATCAACTATCATTCCATCAGTTACACCTGCAACTGCCAATACACCATTTAAGTATTTTGTTGTAAAACTGATAAGGTCAGAAGCAGTTAATGTAAATAGATTTTGACCTACAAATAATACTCTTGAATTAGCTGAAATCTCACGGTTTAATTGAGCCTCAATTCTCTCAACACTAATTTCAGGACTACTGCCATCAGGATTGATTAAGAAATCATTCAATTGTAATGTGTTAATAGATTGATTTACAACAAATCCTAATTGTGGAACAGTTCTTACATGAAGAACTCCACTATCAATTGCATCAACTCTTTCGCTCTCTGTCATTACGTGTTTAAGTTTACTAATCCTTAAACTTTTGTATGTTAATGGAGTTTGTGGTTCTAATCCTGCCATTCTACCTGCAACTAATGCTGCCATATAGATAGAAGATTTTTGTTGTAAAACAGATAGGTTTAATTGATATTGAATTTCTAATCCACTATGACATAAAACTGCATATCTGCTATTTAAAGTGCCTGCTGCTGTTTTACTTGTAGAAAATCCTGCTGAATCATTACCTCCACCTATTACTAAAAATTTCTTAAATTTAGAATCATTTTGAATATGACCTAATATTTTCAAATTGTTTACTCCTGCTGCACTTGCATCATTTTCAACTGATAAGAAAATACTATTATCTAATTCTTTTATTTGCCCTAAAATATCATCTACTGCTGTACCACCATAAACATCTGCTCCACCTGCAAATAAATTGAATCCTGCAAATGTAACAAGGTCGGCAGCAGCTATTACACCGCTTGTTGTCATTCCTGCACCTATTGCAAACAAATCTGTGAACTCTGCATTGGTTGCACTCCAAGCTATTAATTCTGAAAAATCAGCTACTTCAACACTCTCCGCAACTAATCGTGGATTTCGTGCTGCTGTCGCTGCATCAATTCCTACTAATTCTAATGAGTTTGAATCTTGACCCCTGTATTGACCAACCCAAAATTCAAAGATAAATTTAGCAGGGTCAACTACTCCTGCTTTAATCTTCCAAGCATAACCCTTTTCTAAATAAGTTGTATTCAAAACACCATTAGCAAATGCACCTTCCTCTTTCGTATCAAATTCGGATGTCATACCATTTGCCCAAGTTGCACCTGAATTATGTGTTGCCTTAGTTGTCTTGGCTGCTTTTATCAAATATACTTTTGAAGCACCTGCACCATTAGAAGCAGGATTGTATAAGTAATCAGCTAAATCATACAGTACCCCACCTTTTACAAGATGTTTCATCTCGGCTGAACTATTAAATTCGTTAATATGCTCATCTAAACTTCTTGCATTACCTCCTGAATCAAGCACACCAACTCCACCACCATATCCTGCTCCTATGCCTGTGTCGATAATACAAATATTTCCAAATGAAGAAGGAGAACCTGAATTTCCTACACCTCCGATAATTTTTGATTGTGCTGTTGGTTCTGTATATATTTTGCCGTCAAAGATTGTTTTTTGTCCCATCTGATATTTCTTTTAGAATTTATTATGCTTTATATGTATAGTTCAAGTCTTTCACTTTTCTTAATTCTGCATCCCATTGTTTAGGAGTTTTCTCATCAATATTACCTGCGTACATTCTTTCAATAGCAAATTTATTATTGCTATCAATACTGATAATTCCAAGAAATTGAATTAATGTTACCTTGCCTGATTTTTTAGGCTTTTGGCTTTGTGTAGTTTCTTCACTCATAGTTTTTACTCTTTAATTATTATTATAACGCTTTGTTTTTTAATTAAGGGAAAATACCACCACCTGTTGCAGGTGTCCTTAACATCATATCAGGAACAGTATTATCATAATGAAATTGCATTGCAACTGTCCTATGATACAAGTTCATAGGATTAAGTTCAAAATCCATTGTAATATCCCTGCCCGACAAGTATAGATTCTGTAATCCTGCACAACTAAACTGCTCATATCCCATTAATATTAATGTCTTTAAAAAATGATACAAAACAATAACATCATTTTGATTATCACTTGTTATAAATAATGAATACATAGCATTGTATGAAAGTTCCTTTTCATTACTACTTGTATTATTATGATTGTTGTATGTTCCTTGTGCAATTCCTACATTTTTTGGTGCATCCTCCTCGCTTGGAAGCATTATGCTTATGTGAGGAAATATCTCTCTATTTTGTGTCCACCCTAATGAAATTGTTAATTTTCTTTTACTTGCTCCATATCTATCTTTTAGAATTTTATCCATTTGAGCAAAATATGAGAATCTATCAAATTCTAAACCTCCAAACATTGACCATAAGAAACTTGTACGCTCTGCATTTATTTCTATGTTCGTTATCTTTACTTTACTTGGTGTCGCTGCAATTACTTCGGTATTAAATACTTTTGAACCCGAATTTAACTTTTCTTCAATTGCAGTCTTTGTTTTTATAGCTATTAAATCAGCCGTATCCCCAACAAGTACATCAACAAATATTCCTTCCCTTGTTATAATATTTGGGTCAACGGGATTTCCCGTGCTGTACCATACATAATAATCCGTACTTGGTGAACTTAAAAACCAATGCTTACCATTTATTGCTGCTCCTGTTGGAAATGTAATTATTGTTATTTCAGGTGAAGTTGCTGTGCTTTGAGAAATACTATCTACTATTATTCCTGCATTTACATCAACAGCATCATTAACAGAAAATATTGCACGCTTTTCTTCAAGGTCTTTATATACCCTTTTAATTAGAATCTCCAATTCTTCTTTTATTACTTTTTCAGGTATCAATATTCCCATAATATTCTTTTATTCCGTAAATCCAAGTGCATCTAATTGAGCACCAATACTTCTTGCTGCAACAGCATCAACATTTACATTATTCATTGCTTTTACCATGAAATTTCTCGCCTTGAAACCCTTGTGAATCCATGAATTTGCAGGACTTGTATTACTTACCCTCCTAAACGAACCATATTGATTTTGACCAACCAAACCGTAAAATTTTCTTTTCCTTCCAATACCTTGCTGTATCGGTGCTTTATGTGTATATTCTTTCGTTTGTTCTGAACTTAAATTACCTTTGTTTTCAAATATTTCATTCCTTGTTCCAAGAATACCAAATTTAGTTCCCTGTAATTGTGATGCTCCTATTCTCCCACCTTGCCGAACTGTTCCTACAAAAGGCAATGTCCTTTGACCTTTTAATTGTTTAGCCATTTCGTGAACAGGTTTATCCATTACATTTGAAAATGCTGCACTCTCTGCAATTGCTCCACTTGATGCGTGCCTAAATGGTATTGACATATACCAACCACCATCTTTTTTCATTTTCTTTTTAGAACTCTTTGCAAACCCATCTTTAATATCAAATGCAGACGCTCCTTGCTCTAACATATTAGGAAGCATACCTGTCAATGTTATGCTTCCTTTCATTCTACCATATACAGGTGAATTAATATTTCTTATATACAAATTTCTTGTTTTATGCAATCCTTTTGCTGCTTCTTTGCTAATCTGAAAATAAACCTCTTGCGTGATTTCTCTAATTGCAGCTTGGGCAATCCCCTCTACTTGTGCCTTCCTAAGAATTATCCCCCTGAAAGCATCAGACATATCAATCGTTACACCTATATCNCCTTTAGCCATTATTAATCTNTTGTTGCGTTGCTACCATATCCTGCATCATTTATTTCAAAAATGTGCTTTCTTAATCACACATTGTAAAGGCAGGTTCTTTAAAAGTCTCAACTTCATTTTCAATTACATTTGTATTTCTAATATCTTTTTGAATATCCATTACTAAATATTGTGGATGGTGTAAATACCTTATACTTACATAAGCCTTATCACATTTACTTGCTATATGAGCATTCATAATATCATCACTCAATTTAAACTTACGTCCATCTACTGTAAAATCAGTTCCTTCTACTAATGGAACTTGTGGCTTACAAGTATCAGTTGAAGTTGTCGCACCATTCATAAATACTTTTATTACTTCTATACTTGAATAATTCAATAAAGCCGATAATTCTTGAATACCATTTACGGTTCTTAGTACAGGAAAGATGTTTTCCATAAAAATTGTTTCTCCATTCTTAACGGTAATTCTATCCCTCCATCCTATTCGATTTGTATATCTTGTCGTTAACATAGCAGTACCAACATTGACCTCCGAATATTGCATGAATTTTGGATTATAATTAATCGCTTGAATCACACCCTTTATTTCATAAGGGTCATCAAATACATAACCACCACCTCCACAATCAGGACAATGTGATAATGCACTTCCATTAATCTCTCTAATACATGAACATTTATAAGTTATTTCGTGGATAAGAACAAGACCCTTCTGTTCGACTAATCTATCGAAATCGTCCTTAACAAAATCCGCTCTTGCTGTTTTTAATTCTTGGTCTGATATTGGTGCTGAATTTCCTGCCATATTACATAGACATTATAGACATTCCTGCATATCTGTTTTTAAGCCACAACATCTCATTTTTTAATTCTGCTTGAAATTGTCTTATCCTTGCTGAATATAAACTATTCTCTGCTGATTGTGTTGTATTTAAACTTTGACTTAATCCATCAAGACTTATTGACTTACTCGCAATACCTGCTCCAAATGTAATATCACCTAATATAGCCAATATCTGCATTGAAGCAATCTTGGCAACTGCATCCTGCAAATCAAATGGTACTTCCTCAAATCCTGTTGTGTAATCTACATTCCAATAGTTAGGAATATAGTTTGCACTTGAATATCCGAATATTGGAAATTTACCTGTAAAAACAGCTACAAAATCACTCTGCAATCCTTTTAAGTCTTCTTGTTGACCTGCTACTATATGAATGTTTCTTGCTGTCTCTATTTGACGTTTAATACTAATCCATCCTTTAGGATATGTAATCTGATGTGCAAAATTTAATTGACCCCTCAATACGTTTACTTCGGTAACTAAATTGTTCACTTTTATGTGTCCCCAATTTTCAAAATGTTCTCTTTCAAAATCATACTGTTCTAACAATCTCTGTTTTGCTATCTTAATACTAAGAAAACCTTCCAATTGTGATGTTGATACTCTAATTTTCCCCTCAATGGTTTCATCAGCAAGTTTTTCACCCCCAAGTCCTGATAGAGGAATGTCTGTTAAAAAATTAACAAGATATTCCTCTACCGACCAAATAAGTTCGGTGTCCACAGTATAGGACATATTGAAATTAAGTGTTTGACCTACGGGCATAATAATGCTATTTTAAATTTATGATAATTTAGAATCAAGATATTCTCTAAGACCTTTCTTAGATTTAATCTTTTCCCACTCCTCATTAGGAAGTTCTTGATTAATACAAAGGTCTTTCAACTCTTTCATCCCCATTTTTTCAAGGTCAACTTCAACTACGTTATCATCTTCCTCAATTGCTGTTTCCTCAATAGTTTGAGTTTCACCACCATTAGAATCGTTTGCTTCCACAACAATTTCTTCTGCTTCCACAGGTTCTTCTGCTTTTACCTTCTCTTTTACAGGTTTTTTTACTTTCTCATCTGTATATTCCCAACCACGACCTTTTTCAACTAAAAGATTTGCCGTATCTTCTGATACTTCAATTACACCATTTACAGGAACTTCTACGTCTCCATGATTAGGTATTCCAATTGTTTGCCCTAATCGGCTGTTACGATTTGTTTTTACTTTTACAGTTTTTGACATTGTACAATGTTTTAATTAATAAATATTTATTTTATTAATACTATAACTCTTTATAATACAAAAAAAAGACCCTAACATTATTAGGGTCTTTTTGCTTAATCAAAAAATCAAAATATATGGACATAGAATTATACTAAACCAATATTAATGAATTTCACCATTTTTCTTGGTTGATACAAGAATGGTGTTCCATACAACAGAATCATAAACCTGTATGCAGGAGCAAGTATTGCTAAATCCATTTTCATCAACGGAGCAAGTTGTCGAAATGACCAAATGTCTTCGCTGTTTTCTAAGATGAATGCTACATCTGTATCAGGTAAGATTCTATTTCTATCTCTTACCACAGTTGCAAGACCACCATCATAACCTGCTGCTAACTCGGCAACAGTAACGGTAAATAATGGGAAGAACGTTGCAGCAGCAGCAGTTGGAGCAGCTTCGTTACTTCTATAAATTGTATAAGCAGTTGCAGGAGTAGCACCACCACCATCTGTGAAGGCTAAATCCGCAGAACCACCTGCTACAATTGTTTTAATTACTGCATCAACAACAGTTAACGCAGATTCTCCAAATCTATTTACAGCAGTTACTCCATAGAAGTAATCTCCTGCATCACCTGCACCCCATAATCCACTTGCATCAACGGCAACAGGAGTAACTGAACCTGCAACGGGTGCATTAACAGTAGTCGTAGTCGCAGGAGAAACGGTAGTTTTTGTAGCTGCTTTATTTAAAAATTTATCAAATTTCAAATTAATCTCTCCAAATTGAGATTGGAATGTTGATATTCTTCGACCAACTTTAGAATCATTTGAAACAGGTGCTAACTGACGTAAGTTTCCGTAGAAGAACTTAGTGAAGTTAGAAAGAACAACAGGTGGAGCAAATAAACAATCCGCAGAACCAAAGTTATCAACGATAACTCTAACAGCTTCTTCAATTACTCCCTCTGANAATCTCAACCCTCTAAGGTCAATTACAGTTTGGTCTGCTGTATAATCACCAACGGTTGCAAACCCTGCTGAATGTTGTTGGAAAAGACCATTGAACTCAACAGGAATATAATTACTATTTCCGTAAAATAATGCTCTATCCACTTTACGTAGAATCCACATAGTACCTGACTTGATTTCAGCTTGAACAGCAGAACCGATATTTGTTTTAACCAATGACATAGGGTGGGTAACTTCTCTTGTTGTTCCTAAGAACTTAACAAGTTGTGATGCTCTTTCATAAGTAGTGTCTTCCGTAGTCGGCAATTCACCTTCTAAGTTGAAACCACCTCTTTCTTGACCATAATCAACTAATCTATTGTATTCCTCAACAGTATTGTATGCAGCCTAATTTTGGAATAGTTCTCCAAACTACTATATCACTTTCCTTAAAAGTAAGTACTTTTAAAGATTTTTCTAAACTTTCAACCTTCAATGGAGCACCTGAACCTGCAACTGTCAATCCATCAGTATCTCTACCTGTAATTGAACCTGCTGATAATGCTTTATGTAAGTTGCTTAATTCTGCTTGTGAGTTAGAACCAAACCCGTCATTCCCCGAATTTGCATAACTGTCAAGACCTATTCCTAAATTATTTAATTCGTTCATTGGTTTTGTTTTTATAAATTAGTTAAACTTTTATTCAATCTTTACTTTATACTATAACGCTTTACTCTGTAATGCGTATTCCCGTTTTCTTTTCAATATAAAGTGCTGTTGAAGGAGACATTTGATTGTTTCCCTCAAAGTATGTCATAGCTTTCGCCATGTCATTATTCATGCTTTCTCCATCAAATGTTAAATTATCCATAACATCTAAAATTTGAGTTCTGTTTCCTGACATACTCAATGTTTTTCCTTCACCTTCTCCTTCACCTTTCTCAAATCTGTCAATAGGCTTAGAAGTGATAACTGATTTTCTTCCTTGTGAATTTCCACTAATCACTTTTACTTGCTCTTGTAAAGAAGTTAGTGTTTCCATCATTCCTTTTAAGATAGTTCCTGTTGCTTTCGATTTCTTATCTTGGCTATCTGCCATAGCATTTAAAGATTTTTGGAAATTATTTAATACAGGATTCAACTCTAATGCTTTTTGTAAATCATCATCTGATAAACCTTTTTCAATTGGAGAATCTTTTTCGGCTTCTACTTGTTCTCTCGTTTTTCCTTCTGAATTAAAAGAAAATTCATCATCATCACCTTTAGTGATTTCTTTCACTTCTTTATACTTCCCATCTTCTCCTTTTGAATACATTTTACCACCTTTTGTGAACATACCTTTTTTACCTTTTACAGCTTTGTATCCTTTACCTTCTTCTTCCTCTTCTTCTTCTTCCTCTTCTTCTTCTTTTTTCTTACCATCTACTTTTGCATTGGTAGGTTTTTTCTTCTTATCATCCTCATCGTTGTCTTCCCCTTTAGTAATTTCATCAATTTCTTCATCAGTTGAAGTTTCTGTATCTAATTCTAAATCTGCTAATGCTTTAGAGATTTCTTCTTCGGTGATTAATTCTTCTTTGTTCATCTTGAAATATTTTTGTTAGATTTTGTAATCTTTAATTTATATTATAACGCTTTATTTTTTATTAGCATTAATTTTTTTCATTACTTCTTTAGCCTCCTCTATACTTAGCTTTGGATATGCTGCAAACATAAATTCGTATGCCTCTGATATGTTCATCCCTTTGGCTATTGTTTTTTCTTTTTTCTTTGCAGGGTATCCATTTTTAGGCTTAGTTCCACCCTCTAAACTTTCGGGCATTATTGCAGCACCACTTGTAGTGTTTAATGATTTGACAGTTATGACAACCTCATCCTCATCTTCAATACCCTTTTTTACCGCAACACTTTTATTCCCTAACTTGATAACTTTAGTCTCACCACCATTTCCTTTTGATTGCTCCGCTTCTATTGTTTTGAAATCTTTTGTGTCCTCCAATATCTTATCATCTGACATTGCTTTCATTATTGTAACAAATGTTTTTGGATTTATAGGCATGTGAGTTAATGCCACTCCTGTAATTCGTGCCTTTAACACTCTGTTTGGATTATTAGGGTCTCTTTCTAATACTTTACCTTCAATACTCCAACCTAATTTTCTCTTTGTACTATTCTTATCAAGAACTTGTGCTAATTCATAAGCCTTTTTAGCCATATCACTATCTTGATACAATTCAGCCTCAATATAAAGTCCTTTTCCTTTGATTAATTTAGCACCTGTTGGCTCTCCAATAATTGCTTCGGGATTCTTTGATGCTTGGTGATGCCAATTGATATATCCACTATCCAACAAGAATTTATAATCAAATCCTTCGGGAATTAAATTTTCTCCTTCACGGTCTTTATCAGCAGTACTTGCAATACCTGCTAAAATCATCTTACCGTTTTTTCCTTCTCCTGACTTTTGTATGCTAACAGGAACGTGGAACTCAAACTTATTATCTTCGTATATCATAATCTTATTATAACGCTTTACACTTTAACACCAAGTTCAATTAAATTCATTTTATATTGTGCAATTGCTTCTTTAGTCGCTGCTACTTTTTGATTTTTATTGGCAACCTTTCTCCCTTGTTTATCATAGTCGGGATGATTTTCCATTTTATGATAAAGTGCTAATGCAATAGATTGCTCTTTCTCCTGTAAAACTAATAGCTTTTCTAATCTAACAATTTCATCTTTTTGTTTAAGAATAAGGATTGCTAATTTTCTTTTTGCTTGTGCTAAATTATTGTGTATTACTGAATCCATATTTTAATTTTTTACTTCTTGAACTGCTTCGGTTGTTTTACGTTTCTTTTCGATACGGTCAACTTTAGCATCATCAATAATTGTATTACTATCATAGAAATGAGCAAGAACATCATCTACTCTACCTATCCTATAACTACGTGCTCCTGCTTGTTGTTGTTCAGCATAAGAATCGGGTCTTGTTAAGAAATGCTGCTCATCTCCTGCTTGTAAATTTAAACCTGTCATTCCTGCACTATTCATTACTATGAATTTCACATTGTCATCAGTTTGAAATTTCTTAACCATTTCTTGCCTTTTTGATTTTGAAATACCACCATTAATGTATGCGATTTGATTTTCTTTATAACCTAATCCATCCTTAATCATATTATTAATCATATCCTTACTCCAACTATTCTTATAGAAAATTATATGATTGTGTTTTGGGTCTGCTGCCTTAATATTCTTCATCATTTGTTGTGCTTTAGCATTATTGCTATAATCACCACCATTGATTGCTCTATCATGCCTCATATCCCTACGCATTGCAGCACCATTTTTACCACCAAGAGGAACTGCTCTGTAATTATTTTCTTTAGTTGGTTCAAATCCCATAGATTTTAGCCATTGTTTATGCTCGACACTTTGCTTACCTTTCAAAGAATCTCTCTTTGTTAATGTGAAAGGTAGTGAATCAAAAGTGTTTAATTTTCCATTAGTCATATATAATTCACCCGTATCATCATTTACAATACCAAATCCTGTGGAATCTCTATCTTGTCGATAAACCTCCTCATTTTGCTTGTATTGCTGCTTTTGTGTTGGACTTAAATCTATCTTATTTACATTTACCTTGTATTTAGGTGCAGGCGATCCATCCTTTCCTTTTAAATTAAGGTGCTCGGTAATCATAATATTATCATATTCTCTCGCCATTGAATTAATAGCTTGACTTTGATAAACACCTGTATGTTGATTTACATCTTTCCATTTCTTGCTAAATGCTCTTGCACTTGGAACATCTTCGGGATTAGTTAAATGTAATAAATTCCCAAGTTCATCTATTTTATTCTTCACAACTGTTCCTGTTGCAGGAATAGCATATTCAGAATCCTTCATTATCGTTTTAATAGCATCTTGTCTTTGGCTTGACTTATCCTTATCACCTTTAAATACTTCATGTGCTTCATCAATTCCAACAAATGTTGGTTTTGCTTTTGCAATAATAGACGGTAATCCCGAATTAGATTTTGCCTCGTCTTTCCATTCTTCTAATAATTTTTTCCCTTCACCCTTTTTCCATCCATCAAATTCTTGGTATCCCCCTTCCTTTCTCAACTTATCTACATATTCCTGCTGTTTGTTATCTATAAATCCTTTGGTATCACCAACACCTGCCTTAATAGCATCATGTCCACTAATTATAATATCAANNTTTCCGTATTTTGGNTGTNCTTCTCCTCTACCTGCATANTCAATAACTTCCTTTTTNGCTTTAGCACCTCTTACACTACCAAGANTAACTATGTTCATATTAGGATAAAATTTCTCGGCATCTTTATAAAATTCTTTTACCAATCTACTTGGTGGTGTCATAACCGCAAAACTCTTATCTAATT